AGGCTTAAAAGTTTCTTCCATTTCTTTTTTGATATTGTTACGTTCACTAGATAACTCAGCGTATAGTTTGGTTGCTTTTTCTTTATCAAACATCACACCATATATTTCTTGCCTACTTATTAGTTCGGCTACAGCGTGTTCTATATCTAACGATTGGCCCAAAATTTTCTGTCCCAAAATCTTTTGATATAATGTATGAGTAACTTCTACGTCCTGGACACAGTACTCAAGCATTTCAGGAGTAAACACTGACCAATCAGTATCTATTTGTTGCTTATAATTTCCTAATCTTATTCCCCAAGCTTTAAGGCTGTGGCGATTAACTAAATTTCTAGGATAATTTATTGTATGTACACGCTTCATATCTGAGTCTGTTAAGTCAGACCAAATTAGACGTGTAGCAACTAATGTATCAAAAACTTTTGCTTTAGTTTTAAATCCATATAATTTTTTAAGAACAGGAATGTCATATTTAATGATGTTATGTCCAATGATTAAATCTGCTTCCGATAATAATTTTAAAGCTTCATTAACTCCTACCTGTATTACTTTATTAGATTCTATATCCTTTAAAACAATACAGTGAACGGTACTCACCTCATTATATAATCCATTGCTTTCTAAATCGAAAACATATTTCATATTTTAATCTTCTTTATTTTTAAAACGTTAACTGTTGGTATGGTTGTGACACCACCTACGTCACCTAATGAACCATCATCATTAAAATTTACATCTGCTGCAATTATATGTAATTCTTTGTCAGCTTTAATTAGCCAACCATTTGAAATACAGATTGTAACTTTACTAGAAACAGCGTCCTTTAATGTTAACCAGGAAGCATTAGAATTTATATCTTTCCAGTGTAACGAAACAAACGGTGCGTTTAATGTTTTTTTATTTATTGTTGGTAATTTCATAATTAATGTAATGTTATTATTTCTATTTGAACTCGACATGCAGCTTCATCCATAATTGACATTTGACTTAGGACTGTCTCTGCAACATATTTTAATTGCAAAGATGGAAGTCCTAAAACAACTTCGGAGTATGGATTTTTTTTAGCCCACTCCATTGCTGTTTGTATTTCAGCAGTAAGAGTCCAAACTTCTGTTAGTTTTATTCTACGTTTTCTTTTTGTTATTGGTTTAGAAGTCATTTCTTTCCTTTGATTCTTCAAGACAAGCAGAGTCCTCATTGAAAAACAAAGTTCCACACTTGCCAGTGTCACCCGTGTGTCTATTTTTTAGGACACGGACAGTTGTGTATTTTTTATTCTCTTCATCATTTTGGTCTCTCTCTAATCCAATGACGCAATCTGCCAGGCCTGCTATGGCCGTGCTGCCTCTAAGAGAATTTAATGATGTTTGAATACCGTCTTCGTAACCTTTGTTACCTTCAGGTCTTCTTAAATGTGATACTAAGATTAAACCAATGCCAGTCTCTTCAACTAAGCTTCTAAGCTTAGTCATTGTGACATCTATTAGTTTACGTTCATCGTAAGTTTCTAATCCAGAAACGACAATACTAAGATGGTCAAGTATAACCCAACGTACACCAAGACCTTTAGCAAGATAACGAATTTTGGATAATAGATTTTCAGACTCGGTTGAGCCGAAACTGTCATATAAATACAACAAGCCACTACCCACTGTTGAACTAAAACTATTTTTAAATGTATCATCGTCTATAACCTTCCTATCCAGGTGTAATGGTTTTTTAACTTCAATGGCCATAAGACCAAGTGCTGTACGTTTAATACTTTCTTCAAGTGCGATGTAACCTACACTCTGCCCTAGTTTAATAAGGTGGTGACCAATGTGTCGACATAACTGTGATTTACCTTGTCCAGTACCACTTGTTATAACAATCAATTCACCAGTTCTCATTCCTCTTGTCTTTGTGTTTAAACATTCAAAAGGATATGGAATTGTCTCATTAGTATCTTCTTTAATTAATGTATCAAAAATATCTTCACCAGAAACTATACCGTCTGGTCTGTAGGCTTTCGCACCCCACATACAATCAATTAATTCTTTTGTCTTACCTTGTACTAACATTTCGTTAGCGTCTTTAAGTGGAAGAGTTGCAATTTTGCATTTTCCAGGTGTAAATATTTTAGAACATTCTTGAGCTGCTGCTTTACCCGCAGCATCAGAATCCATCATTAAAACAATAGACTCAAATTTTTCTAACCATTCGAGTTGCTGTTGCAAATCTTTTTTAGCACCTTGACTACCAGTCTTGATGGAAACACAAGCCCATTTGTTATTTTGAATTGCGGAAAGTGACATGCAGTCAATTTCTCCTTCTAAAACACAAACTGTTTTCCCACCGTTACGCCATAAGTTTTGTCCAAACAATACGGCTTTCTTACTATCCCCAATCCATTGAAAGGACTTGTCGGGATAACGTAATTTCTGTGCAACTAATTTATTATCTTTGTCGTAGTAGTTTGCAATCTGAACTGACTTACCGTTATGTTTACCAGTTTGGTAATTAAACTTATTTACTGTGTCTGTATTTATTTTTCTTTTAATTAAAGGTTTACAGTCACCTTCTATTAAATTTGTATTTGTGTTTTCCATAACCGCTTCCTGTTTTTCATATGTTGAATAATAATGACCGCAACCAAAGCAATGGCCGTGTCCGTCTGTATAAACGGCTACGTTATTTTTGCTGTGGCATTGAATACAAGGAGCGTGATATGAAAATTCGCTATTTTCCATATTGATATTCCTTTAAAAATTTTAAGCTAAAAAACAAAAAGGCCCCTAGAAATTAATCTAAGGGCCACAGAAAAGGTAAGCTATGAAACTTACCTATTTTTTGTATACACTACTTTAACTCGGCTAGCCAACTTTTTGGTATGAATTTATCAGAATACATAAACTTATGTTTCTGACACCACATAGCATATGTCGTACGAGACAGTTTGGATATGCGAGTTAGTGAATTAGAAAAGACAAATCTTAAATCCAACTCTGGATAAAGGTTCTTAACTAAAATATGTTTTTGCTTATCAGCCGTTAAAAATCTACCCTTACCTTCAATGTACATAAGGCTACCGTCTTTTTTTGTTAAAACAAAATCAGGGGTATACCTGTGTGACTTTTCTGGTTTGATATATTTTATTACTTTGGTTTCATACTCAAAAGGTATTTTTGAATATGTCAGTTGCCTTGCTATTTGCTCTTCAAGGCCAGACCGATATTTAGAAGTCGTCTTCTTGGGCCACCACTGGTTGGGTCTCATTATCAAACTCCTGAGTTTCTGAAGCTGTGTAGCCTTCTTCTTTCTTAAACCCATGCCCACTGGAATCACTTCCACCTTCTACTAGTTTAATTACTTGAACGCCTTTAAGCCTCATTGATACACCCGCACCTACCATTGAAGTGTAATACGGAATTAATTCTGAACTAACTTTTAATTCTGAACCACCCCAAACATTTACATCTTTCAATGGAATGCCTTTAGCGTCAAAAATTGCAGGTCTGTTTTCAAAAGTTTCACCAGTTTTCATAGTGACTACTGATTTACATTTAAACTTAAATATAACATTTCCAGTAGGGTTGCCTTCATCGTCTAACTCATCATTGTAAGGTGAGCTAGCCTGTTTTATTGTTTTACTTTTAGACTTCTCTTTTGCAAGAGTAAGACTTTCTTTAACCACGTCATCAATAACATGTATTATTGCTCCGCAGTCTTCTTTTTTTATGACTAGATTTACTTTATAGTCACCTGGTTCACCGAATTTAGTATCAGCAGTTGTTAACCAGGGAAATTGAGCAACTCCAACTGGAGTCACTATCTTTGTATAGCTGTTCGCCATTATTTTCCTCATTGTTATTTATATTGTTGTCACTTGTTATTATTCCTTTAGATTGCAATTTCACAATTTCATCTATTGGAAGATACTCAAAGTCATCCATATTTATTCCTTTGGTTCTAATAGGGGTACTAATTACCTCTTTAGTGGGTTGATTTACGCAAAAAAGAACTCAGACTGTAAAACCTCATGTATATTGAAGTCACCTTTTTCTGGA